AAAATTAAGTACTGACAAAGTCTGGTCAGTACAATTCAAACTGTTATACTTTATTCCATATCACAACATATGAAATAACTCATGACACCGCGCCACTGCTCCAACAGTGGCGTGATGTTTTCTATATAACAACCTTGACAAAACCATCTCTCAATATGGTTTGCTTATTGTTACATCACGAGATTTAACTATACAACAGAACGTCTGTTCTCACAATTAGAGGACGGTTTGTCTTTGCTCTTATTTACTAATTACAAGATATTTGAGGCGTTTTGATAGTTACAAATCGGGTGAGACTTCCTCGATGAGAGTTTTCTTCGTATATAGTTCCTGTTATCTCACGCAGTTTGGTAAATGTCGCGTTTACCTGCGCGACCATCGTACTCAGGGAGCTACCCTGCCATGGCATTCTAACGACATCCCACAGTTCGCGGCATCGTTTTGAAGGAACGACCAAACCTATTAAGCGTGGTGGGACTCGCACCCACATCTTTATTTTACACGCCCATAAAACACAATTTAAATCGAGCAAGTCAATGTGGTGGGATAACCCACCACAATCGGCTCGTGAGCTATTTGGCTACACCCTAGCCTGCCTGCCCCAAGACTCTGAAGGGCTTTTTTAGAGGTGTTTAGCTTTCACCTTTTTCGGATTAACGTCTTACCATTCACCCGTCAGTGTTTTTGTGATGCGTCTCTGCACCCCGGACTTTCCTCCACAGTTTCGGCTCTGTGAGTCGTGCGACTTCCACGACCCCGCATTTAAATATTAGCACAAATTTTCTATACATGCAATATATTGCATACGACATTTAACATAGATATAATCGGATAACATAATAAAAAGGTCAAGGCATGTCAGATATTCAAACAATTAACTTTTCGCTAGTCACGCTATTCTGCATATTACCTACCGCTGTAATATTGATTTGGTTTTATTTTGACCGTAAAAACAATAAGAAAGCTGAAGAAGAGCGTCAAGCCTACGAAGAAAAACAAAAACAGCTAGATGCTGAACGAAAGCGTTTGATTTCCACCTATGTCAAATCTGGGGAATGGACTAAGGAAATTGCTAGAGCCGTTTATCGTAAAGAAATTGAAATTGATATGGATGAGACTATGGTCGAAATTAGTTGGGGTGAACCTACTGAAAAAGACAAAATTGAAATTCTCAAATCAGGTTCAAGAAAAGAAAGATGGATTTATGGACGGAAAGGATATGGTGCGAATTATATCTCATTCAAAGATGGGAAGGTGACAAAAATCCAGTTAAAGAATTGATGTTACGGTCCTATCTGTTGCGCCAAAAACTCAGCCACCTCTCGATACATCGCCTCTCAGCAATTGTTGCAACATCCCCTGTGGTTGAAGGGCTGTCCGAAGCGGTGGTTCTAATCCCTGCCCTGCCTCCTCAACAATCGCTCTCAAATTCTTCGTGACCGTCTCTGGTGAGTCTGTGACCACGGGCACTGTTGTGCACATACAAAATGGATGGTATGGGCTTAAATTCGCCGCATGTATCGAATACGGCTCACGCAATCGCTCACCACCAATGCCAATCGTCGCATGCTTCGGGCACACCGTACACGTCGGGTCACCATTCGCCGAACGTCGCACATCAATTCGATTAACATACGGATTTGTGTAAGCTGAGATAAATGCCGCCTGATTCCCAGCGCGTGCAATCTCAGTGCGTGCCAACCGCATCGCATCATAACTCGCATCTTTACCATACGGCTTATTTGTACGAATCTTCGCCCGACCCGGTATCAAGAATTGCTCTAATCGCTTCGCCAGCCGTTCAGCCGACATGCCTTCATTTATGGCATCCATAACCATCGCATCGAGCTTAGACCGTGTCACAACATCTGTTCGCCAAATGCGGTCACTCAGCCGATAACCATTCGGATCAACCCACGTATGAGCAGGCTCATATTCTGCCAGCGGGTTCGGACGGAACAATCGCAATGCCTCGATTTGCTCCTCCGACAACCCTTCAATTTCAGCCACCGGAACAGGTCGGCTTGGTGCACTCACTAGCCACGCCTGAATATCATCAGGAATATTCCGACGCATCCACTTATATTCAGCGACAACCATCATTGCCTGCGCCATTGCAAGCCACTTGTTCAGAATGCGCGGAAATTCAGCCAGTGGTGTAACCCCATCGTCCCCGAATGGTCTACGAACTTCCATCCCCGCGAAGTAGTCGTTCCCAAATACCAAATCGTTTCCACCACCGATGAAATACTCATCTACAATCCGACCAATCTGCGTCTGCACATAAACCTGTTGAGAGCGTGGGATATTCCCATCGTTATCACCAGATGTCAAAACTACCCCACCGATGCGTTTTGCCATCTGCGTGAACATTGCTTTAACATCTTCACGGAAGCCTTTTTGCGCTACCGCCAGCACTCTCCGATTATTCGCAGTCGTCTGCATCACGCCACCTCTGGCAAGTCATTCGACATAGGCGTATTCAACGCATCTTGAATATCCTGCTCGAAGCGGTCGCCCTCATCTTCCATCTGTGCCTCGGCATCCTTAATTTCTTGTTGTGGGTCTTCGACGATACCAAGATTATCCAGATAGGTTTCGTCGGTAATGACACCCTTGTTGTGGGCTGACTCATTTTTCTGGAAAACCAGCTCAGCTTTTTCCTGTGCCAATTCAGACCACTTCAACATCACCGGAGCAGCTTTTACCCGACGGTCAGTTAATGCCTTCATACGTAGCCAAATATCGCATAATTCCAGCAGACCGCCCTCAGCCTCGACCTGCAAATCATCATCAGCCCCAAGCCCCTGAAGCTGGAGACGTTTCTGTAGGATGAACATATAAAAGGTCTTCATCTGCTCCTGAGCCGTTGCCCGTGCCGACGATAACTCAAGCCCCCAAACCGCTTCGGGAATCCGTGTATGTTCCATCACAAGGATAAACAGCGACCGCAACGTATTGCGAATATCATCCGTAAAGCCATTCCCCGGACTCGCAAACACAAACCTGCCACCCCGCCCCACCAAAACTGCTGGCAACTGGTCGAAGTCAATCTGCACCCGTTCTTGTTCTGCACCCAGCTCATTCTCGAAGGTATCTACAGGTGAAGTCTGATTCGCCCGTATCGTATCATCGATGTCTTCCACACCTTCAAATACCGGTATCGGATTTCCCATCAACTCTGCACCATCAATCATTTTCTCGATGAGGTTGTTGTATCGGTCATACAATTTAAACAGAGCTTCATAGATAGGTCGTCCGTTCGTCTCATTCCCTGACCTATCGTTCGCCAGATGCACAACCGGGATTCTGCCAATTAAGTTAGCAAATACATACCGTTCATCTGCACGGAATGTATTATCTTTACCTGTCCACTTAATCGTCACGACACGCTCAGCCTCTGTATAGACATCTGTAACCTGAGCATCCGGCAATCGTGAACTAATCGTAAAACGCATCATTTTGCGATAATCCAGCGGGTCATACTCCACTTCGACCAGCTCCGGCGACGGCACACTTAAACTACCATCAGGGTTCACGATGATGTACTGGTCACCAAGCCCGTAGAGGTCTATCACAATCGTCATCAACTTGCCATGTATTCGCTTGAAGAATTTCTTGAGCAGGTTATCGGTATATTCATCAGATTCGACCAAACGGGGTTCAATCGCATCACCCAGCACCCAACTGGCGATAATCTCAGTGATCGGCTTCGCAAACAGTCCTGCAAATTCAAACCCTGCCTGCTTCCCACGCCGGAACTTATCCCACCACGCATAATCCGTCTGCGTCGTGTCCAAGCTCAAATACGACCGAAGGTTCGCATAGATGTTTGCCATCCGCCACGACACCCGCCCGATAATTTCCCTAACTGGTTGCATCAGTGACCGCTCATCATCAACACCGCCACCGAATACTCGATTAAAAATTGACATGCCCACCCCAAATGGATATAGAACAAATTTTCTTAATTATATCACAAGTGTGAACTTAGAACTAATGTGCTATAATACACCTAATGAAAACCTGTAGTATGTGAAGATGAGCCTTTGTGCTACAGGATGAAATACCCAAAAACCAGCGCACTTGTCCCCCACTGGTGCGCTTTCCATTTTTAAACCAGACTATAACCGCACAACTAGAACAAATATGCTACACTTGTTACAAATATCAAACAATGCAGAGTATATCCATGAACACAAAAACTAGACTGGTATTGGCATATCTCGCTGCCTACCGGGAAGACTACAACGGCGCAACCCCAGAGACTTATGAGATTAAAGAAGCCTGCAACATTCGCTCAGACGAAACAGTGGCACATCATTTGCGAGTTTTAGAAGAATATGGGTGCATTGAACGTCAAGGGGATGAAATTATTACCCTCCGAACGCACATAAGCCCCTTACCAAAATACTCGAAGATGACCGAGCGTATATTCCAGTGTATTTATTTGCATATCAAAGCAGGCAATTACCCAAGCATCAAAGAAATCGCCGAAGACTGCCAGACAACACAATACACCGCTGGGCAACATGTGCGTGTCTTAGAGAGTCACGGTAAGATTATACGGATACCCTACATACGACGTTCAATTCGTCTTGCCTAACATAAAGCCAACTCTGAGTCACCAAATATTTTGGTAATGGCATACTCAAACCACGACTAGGAGTGGCGATGGTATATGGGTCTCCAAACTCATACAAATCAACTTCACATTTATTGCTATATTAGGTAATTTCACTTGGCAGTTTTTCTCGACATATTGAGTTATTCAGATAACACTAATATCATAAATCTTAACTTTAAACTCCCTCAAAACAGCTATACTTGTATAAATTACGAATTATTATGTACATAGAAAGGAATAAACTAATGCGCCCCAATACAAGCTGGTTTATCCAAAATAGAGTTATTCATCAAGTTTGTGCAGGTGAAATGTCACTTGAAGATGTAAGTCATGGCTCAACTTCCATCATCGAACATATTGATGAATCAGATGCGCCGTTGGTACATTTAATTATCAGCGAGACAGATCTCATTTCTCTCCCAACCTCTTTGGCAGCTTTCACAAAGTCAGTTGAGTTTTTGCGACACAAAAGATTGGGATGGTTCATTATTTATGGAAATATGAATCAAGCTCCCATTGTAAAATTCTTAGGAACAGCGGTTATCACTATGGCAGGTGTTCGCCATCGCCGTGTTGAAACACTTCGAGATGCTCTCAAACATTTAGCCTTCGTGGATACTACCTTACCCTCCGCTGAAGACATGCTTAATATTCGACCCGCTTCAACAGGAAACGAATAACTTATTAAAAGTATATCTAGTACCGTCTCGAAGAATACAACCCTTTCGACGTTGCCACCCGCGTCGAAGATTTCTTCAATGTCAATTTATTGAATGCTCCCGCCGTTGCATCCGCTTGGTCTCGATATGCCCCGTTTGGTATCGAAGTCATTTCTTCCAACCATGCATGATTCCATAGCCCAAACACCAACTTGACGTTTTTCGCTTCGGCTTGATCGGCAAATGGCATCAAACGAGTATCCTTATCCCCCGTCGGACGATCTGCCTTGATCCGATACCCTGCGTTCTTTTTAATCGTGTATTCAGCCGATTCCTTGCCACCAGA